TTGGCCGATACAAGCTTGAGTTCTAGGGACCACTCCCACGGGTCAACGTCCATCGACCAGCCGACCATACGCGAGTCAATGGGTACGACCGGCTGGTTGGGTGGCTTCCATAGGGTCCGGATGATCGAGGTGACTAGGCCGGCGCCAAGGATCCCGATATACGCGGTCCACGGCGCGGACGACACTGAGGGTTGCACGGTGACGGACTCGAGGGTCGTTTGGGGGTAGGCGTGGAGCGCAAGGACGTATTGCGCCCAGGAGAGCGAATCGTCGGACGACACAACGGGCAAGTCACCGCGGGTCAGGTGCTGCTCACCCCACGCGGCGACGGATTGGGTGGATTCGACGTGGTCGAATAGCGGCGGGCCGCTGGCCGGTTTGGGGGCGGCGTCGATGCTGTTGTAAAGGTTCTTGTTGAAGGCGAGCGGGACAGCGTCAGTGACGATGTCGTGCGCGTCGGGGTCGTCGCTCATGTCGCCGAGCAGGATTCGCGGGAATGACTTGTGGGTCCATGCGGTCCGGTCGAGCCACCGGAGCGCGCCGGCGCGGCTGAAGTGAACGAACCCGACCTCGAGCTCGATGGCTTCGTGGAGTTGATCCCATCCGGTGCCGCCCATGTCGGTGTCTTGCATTCCGAGGGCGGAGAGGTGGCCTTCGGTCCAGACGGCGGGGCCGAGGATGTCGCCGGTCCACCCGAATGTCGCGGCGACTCTTTCGACGCGGCCGCGTACCGAGTCGAATAGCCCAACGAAAGCGGTTTCCGGGGGGAGCTGTTGTTTGTTGAACAGTTTGGTGGCGTCGGTGGCTTGAAGGTTGGTGCGCCGGTCGTAGGGTTCTTTCGCCCAGCTGGCGGCCCAAAGGTCGGCGGTCCCGGTGAACATTGGAATACTGGTGATCCCGGCGGTGTCGGGGTTGACTATCTCAGCGGTGCAGCGGACGGGGTTCCCGCCGGTGAGGCGTTGGGCGCTGTTGAGCCCGTAGGGGGAGTACGGGTTGAGGGGGTCGTATTTGCCGTCGGGGTCCCAGAGTTCGGCGTCGAGGACGGCGGCGTCGGATTTCGAGAGCACTCCGGCGGCGGTGTTGGCGCCCGCTTGGACGTGGAGGGCGGTGAGGTCGGCGGTGAGGTCGACGGTGAGGGTGGAGTCGACGGTCTGGCCGGGGTAGGCGACGACGTTGCCGCGGTTGAGTTTGGCGGCCGGGTCGGGGCCGACGGTGAAAGGTTGGCCGGCGCCAATGTCGGCGGTGAGATAGAGGCGAACGTAGGGGGACCAGCCGTCGCGGCTCGCGCCGCCGGGGGTTCCGGGCCACGGGTCGCCCGGTGCCCAGAGCGCGGTTTCGGTGAGGAGCGGTAGCCCGGTTTCGGTGAGGAGCGGGTCTCCGGTTTCGGTGAGGAGGGTGGCGGGCGTGCCGGTCGGTGTCCCGCTGAACGTGGTGGAGGGGAGGGCGGCGGCAAGGACGGGGGCCATGAGTTCGGCGGCGACGTCGGCGCCAGCGGCGGTGAAGTGGATGCCGCCGGTGTAGTAGGTGGTATCGGATGGGTCGGCGAGCCGGGGGTCGGCCGCGAAATCGCAGACGGCGTCGAACTTGTTGGACGCGTCGGCGAGGATGAGCGCGTTGGCGGCAACCCGGTTCGTTTCCATCGTGGCGTCAAACGACGTTGACGGTGTGATGGTGGTGGCGATGATGTAGGAGAACCCGGCGGCGCGGACGGCGTCGGTGTAGGCCCAGTATTTGGCGTAGAGGGATGCGCCGGTGTCTAACGCGACGACGAGGTCCGTTGTCCCGCCGCATCCGACCCATATGCCGTAGCCGTGGCCGGGTATGAGCGCGAAACGTTGGGTGCGGTTGTCGGCGAGCTGGCTCCATGCGGAGCCGCCTACCGCGACGTTGGACCACGGGACACGCGGCTGGTAGGTGCCCATGAGCGTGTCGGGGTAGTTGTGGGTGAACGGTACGAGGTTGAGGCTTTGGCCGTCGTATACGACCCGGACCGTTGACGTCTGCGCGCCGACCAGTGTGGTCATGGGACCAGCAAGTTCACCCTGGTCGACGGCTGACTCCACGCGACCATGTCGAGCCGTAGTTCCCGCGACGTTGTCCCCGCCGATTTCAGAATGAAAGCCGTCGCGAACAGGAACGTCCCCGCCGCCGGGAACCCGGAACTGATCGTCGCGATCAAGGTGGGGCCGCTGTGGAAATAGGCGGACCCGTCGCCGGGGACGATGATCGCGAACCCGCGAAACGCGGTGTTATAGGCGATGCCGGTATCTACTTCGGTGTTGGACCCGGAGGCGCGGGCGACGGCCCACCAGTTGGTAGACCCGGAGCGCGCCTCGAGGTAGACGCCGTTGGCGGGGGCGCCGTCGGTGGTGTCAACCCACCCGTAACGGGCGTTGAAGGTTTGGGTGCCGTCGGACACGGTCGGGACTTTGAGACGGACATACGTTTCCCACCGTTGCAGCACATTCCAAATACTCGAGCCGGACCCGTAGGTGATATTGACGAGTCCGGTTGTCGTCGTGCCGGTTTCCATGTTGGCGATCCCGCTGACCGTTTCGCCTCCGGAGACGGTCACATCCTTTTGGGAGACTTGGGCGCCGGTGCCTGTCCCGTAGACGTAGCCGAGCGCGCCAACGATGTGTTGCGGCGTCGTGGTCAACGTCGTGACTGTCGTTGAGAACCCGTCGTAGTCCTCCAATAGCGAAGACCGGTCGCGGCCGGGGCCAAACATGACATCACCGAGCGACGAATCGGGCGCGATGTTGAGCCCGGATGTCCCGATCACATACGTCCAGCCTTTGACCCGCATCCGTTTCCCGGCGTGAATGTTCCCTCTCGCAATGTCGACGTAGACCGATTTGGCGTAGTCGGCGGCCTGGTCGGCGTTGAGGTCGCGAGTCAATATCCAGGGGGTGCCGGCGGTCCCGAGCTGGGTGACGGTGTACAAACCGTTTTGAAACACGGACGCTTGTTGCGCGACCCAAACGGTGTCGCCCGCGACGGGTGTGATCCCGTCTTGCGCGGTTAGCGCGCCGTTGGCGGTGGCGGTGAGGGTGGCGCCAACCCCGAGCGTCCCGTTCCCGTAGGTGCAGGTGGGCAGCGCGGCGGTGGTCATGTAGTCGGCGGATACTTGTTTGGTGTTGCCGCCGAGGAGGAGCAGAGACGAGACGCCGATTTCGTCGGCCAGTTGGATTTTGACGACTCCGGGTGTCCCGGTGTCGACGGTGGTGTAGGTGCCGTCGTTGAGGGCGCCGAGGAGCTCGAAGACGTCGGCGATGGTGGCGTTGCGGGTTTCGGCTGATCCCGACGGCGCGTTGACGGTTACCACCAGGTCGTCGAGGGTGGGTGCGGTGTCGTTGGGAAGTTCGGTGAGTTTCGGCATTAGATGGGCCCGTTCCTCGATGTGTAGTTGCGGAGCGCGGTGGCTACCGCGGACTGGATTTGAGGCGAGCTGGCGCCTAGCCCGGTGGTTGCCACGTAAATGTTGACGGTCCCAAGGCCGGGCATGGCGCCCGATTGGCGTAACGGTACGACCGCTTCGGGGCCGGCTTCGCCGATCATCGCCAACGTCGGTCTCGTGACGATCCCGCCCGCCCCGAACCCGGGGATCGACGGGAAACCGGGGAGACCGGGGAGCCCGCCGCCGAACGGGCTCACCGACGCCATCACGTCGATGAGATCGAGAACCCATTTGATCGCTTTCTTGACCCAGTCGATGACGTCTTTGATGGCGTCGACGAACATGCCGAGTTTGTCGATGATGTTGTCCCACGTGTCGCCCCACCCGCCGAGCAGTTCGCCGGCGATGACGATCGCGGCGCCGATAAGACTGACGATGAAGATGATCCCGGCGGCCATGGCGGCGAACGCGGCGAGCGCGGCGATGGCGCCCCAGATCGCGCCCGCCATCCCGACGTAGGCCGGGATCATCACCAGAGTGATGGCGGTGGCGAGGGCGGGCATGATCTCGTCTTTGTGTTTATTCATCAGGTCGCCGAGCGTCGACAGAGGCGGTTGGACGTGGTCGACGATGAACTTGCCGAATTCGATGAACTTCTCGCCGATCGTTTTGACGTTCTCGAGGATGCCGGGGATGGCGTCGGTGAACGGCGTGAAGTACCCGGCGATGTCGTCTTTGTGTTCGACGACCCACGTCGCGAGCTCACCGAACTGGGGGATCAGATGGTCCCGTATCCAGGCGATGACATTCTGGATGGCGGGTATCAGCGACACTTGGAACCAGTCGACAATCGTCGACATGGCGGGCCCGAGACGCTCTTGGAGCGAGGCGACGAAATCCCGGATGGCGGGGATCATCGTCTCCTGGAACCATGCGGCCGCGACCTGGATGGCGGGCCCGATCCGCTCGAACGCGGGCAGCAACAGGTTCCCGATCGCTTCTTGCGTTTCGCCCCACGCGACCGACATTTTGTCGCTGGCGGTGACGGTCGCTTCCGCGGTGCCGCCGACCTGGGATTCGACGTTCTCGAGGATGACGTTCATGGCGCCGGCTTTGTCGCCGGTGTCGACCATCGCCTTGATCATCTTCTTCTGGTCTTCCGAGAACGTGATCCCGGACTTCGCGAGCGCGGTGACGCCTTTGATCGGGTCCTCGAGCGCTTTGCCGAGCTGCACGGCGTTGCTGGACATGTCGCCGAACCCGGCCTTCGACATGTCCGCCGCGGCTTTCGTGGCCCGCTTGAACGCGCCGGACATTTGGCCGACACCGCCGGACACGCCGTGGAACGTCGCCAGGATCCCTTGGGCGCCCTTGATTACCTCATCGTCAATCCCGGTCGTCTCTTGGAGGGTCGACGCCAAATCTTCGGCGCTGGCGGCCCACGCGCCGGTTTCGTCGCCCGCGTTCTTTAGCAGGTTCGCGAGCCGTTTCGACGCAACCTGCGCGTCCTCGGCGGCGCCGACGAAATCCATCACTTGATCGACAGCGAACGCGCCCGCCACCGCGCCGCCCAACACCTTTAGCCCGGTCGACAGACCGCCAATAGATTTCCCAATACCACTGACACCCTTATTGAGCTGGTCGGTGTCGGCGAGAAACTTGACGACAACTTCGCTCGAACCTGCCGCCATCTAGTGACCCCGTTTCGCTCTAGAGCGTGCCTCTTGGCGGCGGTGTTCCCGGTTCTCCTCGAGAATCACGTCATTCATGGCGTCGAGTAGACCGAGGGGGAGGTCCATGACGTCGGCCGGGTTCAGGCGCCAGACGCGTGCGATGGTTGCGGCGCGCCGCCATTGCTCGCGCCGGGGGCTTTTGGGTCGGTGTTCTCGTTGACGATTTGGAACTCCGTCAACGGGGTATCGGCGAGCTGATCGAACGTCATGTCGGGGTTTTGGATGGCGGCTATGGCGGCGATGGCGAGCGGCTGTTTCGGGCCTTGCATGGCGTCCATGAGACTGGCGCCCAACAGTTCACCGGCTTCGGCCATGAGCCGCGGAGTCATCAACCGCATATCGACGCGGACCTTGCTCATATGTGGCTCGTTTCGATGCTGGCCGCGGTCTGCGCGGCGGCGAGGAACCGGCGGTCGACGCCGTTGAGCGCTCTGTTTACGGCGCGGGATCGTTTCTCTTGCGGCCAGGCGTAGCGGAGCCCGCCGCCGTAGGTGACGCCGTAGCCTTTCCCGGTCTTGGTGGCGGCGACGGTGGCGCGGAGCGCGCCGGTGCGGACGGGAACGTTCCCGGCGATAGTGCGGGCTGTCTCCTCCGCTGTGGCGCGGGCCGTATCGGTCGCGGCACGGTCAAGGCCTCGAGTGAGCTTGTCCATATCGCGCTTTAGCCGGCCGGTGTCGACGGTGGCGCTCATGTCGTCGCGAACGTGGGGACACCTTGACAAGCGAAGATCAGGTCGACTTCGCTCGCTTCGCCGGGGCCGGCGTTGATGAAACCGAACGACTTGACGAACACGGTCCCGGTTGCCTTCGGGTTGCTGGTGCCAACCGCGTCAGTGTCGGGCCGAGCCTCGAAAGGTTGGACGCTGTTACACATCGCCCGCAAGGCTGCCCACGCGCCAGTAGAAACCGTGTACGACATGGGGATTGTGGCTTCGAGCATCCATTTCTCGGCCTTGTAGCTGGTGTAGACGCCACCGAACGTTTCAACGGGGTTCTCGTCCTGTTCCGGCGTGAGACTGACGTGCGACGCGACAGCACCGAAGATGACGGCGCTACCGGACGTGCCGATCTGGATATACGGGTCCGTGATGAACTTTGGTTGTGCGCTAATGGTCGTGTCGGCCATCGAGTCTTCTCCTTCAGGTGACGGTGCGGGTAGGTAACGGGGCGGTGAGCCGGATGCGGGCCGCGAGGTAGGCGATCCCGCCGACGTCGAGCTGCGCGGGCGAGCTCACGCCTTGGTGGCGGTAGCCGGCGGCCAACAGGGCGGGGACCGCCGTGTCAACCATTTGTTCGATGAGGTCGTGGGCGGCGCCGGCGTCGGTGCGGCCCGCGATAACGACCACCTCGAGCGCGGCGGTATCGGACGCGACAGTCGACGGGGACCGCCAATCTTCGCTAGTCGACCACAGCACCATGAATCCGGGGTCAGCGACAGCGTCGGACGGTTTGAACGCGACCGCCCAATCCTCGTTGATCCCCGCCAAAGCCCTCGCGACCGTGTTCCGCAAATCAGCGGAAACGGTCATGCGAGCCCGAATGATTCGATGTGGGGGGTCAGAGCCCGAGCGTGTCGGGCGAACCCGTCGAGTTTGACTTGCAGCGCGCCGACGTCGGCGAACCCGAGGACGCCGAACGCGGCATCGCTGGCTTTGAACCATTCGAGCCCGCGGGCAATGTTCACTTGACGCAGAATGGGCGGGTACGGCGCGACGAACGGCAACGCGTCGGCGGGACGGCCGAGGGCGTGGTCTATCTCCGCGGCTGCCGCGTCGAGACATGACGCGAGCCGGTCTGAGTTCTTGGCGGTCACCGTTACCCGTAGGGCGTCGGCGAGTTCGTCGACGGTGGCGTAGGCCACTGGTCACCCTCTAGCCTTCGCCTTTGTACCGGCGGTCTAGGCGCAACGGGGGCGGCGGGTCCGGTGCCGGTTCCGGCTGGGGTTCCGGTTCGGGTGCGGGTGCGTCGGTTTCTTTGGTCATGCGTGCGCTCCTGCGGCCCATGCCGCGCCGGTCCAGTTGAAAGCGAACGTGCCGATTTTGATTTGCTGGCCGGTCGTCCATGCCGATGTCGGCGACGCGACGAACCCGAGACCGGCGAGCCGTCCGGCGTTGGTCGCGTCCTCCGCCACGATCGTTGGGAACCATGTCGCCGGGTACAGCGCGGTGGGGGTCGCCGCGCCTTTGTTGTGCAGCACGGTCGCCGGATATGACTCCTGGTAGCTCACGGCGCGAGGTGGGTTGCGCCGAGCTGGCCGGACTTCGAGCGCGGCAGGTAGGAGACGAACCCGACCGCAACCGCGACTTGGGTGCCCAGTAGTGACGGGTCGGCGGCGGTCAACATGGGGAACGGGTACTCGTAGGCCTCGAAGCAGCCGCTGTTGCCGACCCACATGTTGACGTCGGTGATCGCGTACGTCTGGATGGGCCGGAGCCCTGCGATGGTGCCGGCACCGTCAGTGGACACCGTGCCTGACGCGTTGGCCGCGCCGATGGACGGGAAAAACGGGCGCAACGCGGAGTCGACCAGCGCGCCCAACCGGGCGAGCCCGGTCGGCCCAAACGCGATCCATGTGGCCGGTGAACCGGTCTCGTCGTACACCTTGGCGTTGCCGTCGTAAATGGCTTTGAGGACGACGTCAGCGGCGGCGTTGGTCGCCAGCGTGATCTTCGTTGTCGACGTGGCGAGGGTGGTGAGAGCAGCCTTCTCGGTTTGCTTCGCGACACGGTTTCGGAGTTCTTGGACGATGACGCCGAGCGACTGCGGCTGAAACGACAGGAGCTGTTGCGAAACGTTGAGGTAGCCGCCGTAGGTGACCATCTCGAGCGTGTCGGACGCGATAGAGAACGCGTCCGATGGCAACTCGGTCTTCTGGCTGGTCTGCGCCGCTTGGACGGTGGCGAGCACCATTTTCGCGTCGGTCAGGTAGGGGCGCCGGAAGTCATACGACGACACGGTTTGCACGCCGATCGCGTTGAGGAACGGTCGCGACGAGTCGTAGAAGCTGGTTACCGGCCCGACGATGGGGTCGACGACGAGACCGGCGAGGTCGCCGGCGGTGGTCGCGGTGTCGGCGGCGACGGTGCCCATGTGCTGTGCGGCGCGGGTGAGCGCGGCTTCGACTCGTTCCGCCGCCTCACGGTTCTGACCGCGGTGGAGGAAATCCCAGAGGACTTGGCCTTCGTCGCCTCGGGTGTAGACACGCGGCGGCGCGGATACACCGGAGTGGACGCGGGACAGCTTGGCGCGAACGTTCTCGTTGAGCTCGTAGTCGTCGGCGCAAACCTCGAGCTGCTCATCTATCTGAGCGAGGCGTGCTTTCGCGTTGCTGATCGTTTCCATGTCCTGCGCGGACAGGTCGCGGCCCGCGGTGGTCGCGGCGCCTTTCGCGTTCTCGATTCGCGCTACGAGCAACTCGCGTTCTGACATGAAACCTTGGACCATGACGTCGGGCATCGGAGCCTTCCCTTGTGGTATTCGGGGTGGCTTGCGGTTCCGATTTGCGGCGGGGGCCTGCGGGTGCGCCTGGTGGCGGGTGCGCTGGTTGCCGCCGGGGATCGTGGTCCGGGGGCCTATCTGGCGCGGAGCGTACTACGGGCCTGCTATCTCGGTTTGTGATGCTCTGCCGAGGGGGAGTGTCTTGTAGTGGTAGGCGGTCAGTCCGGGAAGAATGTGGGGCCGGGAATCGTCCGACCAGTCCGCGAGCCGGTGACACAATCCGGCGTCCTCACCTTGGAATAGGCCGTCAACAATCTGACAGGCGAACCAATGCGATGGGGCCGGATACTTGCCGCGCATCTCCTCGAGCAGCCGGCGGCTTAGGCAGAGGAACCCTGCGCCGACGACGTCGACCATATGCGGGGTGTCGGGGTCCAGCCGGTCGAGCTCCTCGAGCGTCCACGGCGCGAGCGCCTCATCCGCGCCGCCCCAATGGAATACGACGGGGCCGATCCCGATACCGCGTTGGGGTTGCGGCGAATGGTAGATGCCGGACAGGCATCCGAGCTGGTGGCGGTGCGCGGTTTCGACCAGCCGGTAGAAATCGGCGACCTTCGGCGCCACGTCACTATCGACAAACAGTAAATAGTCGCTGGTGCAGTGGTCGAGGAACCCTTCGCACATGACGTTTCGGGCGGCGTCCAAATAGGGGCCGGCGATCTTCGACCAGATGTGCCCCAGCCGGATCGGGTCGGGGTCCGGGTCGGGGTCCACCAACCTTTCGAGGAGCCGTTGCGTGTCGTTCTCGCGTAACGCGAGTAGCGCGTTCCACATTTCGGTTCGCGCCATGCCGGGGTTGATGTTGGCGACGGTGAATTCGGGCACTAGCTGGCGGGGGGCGCGTCGATGAGCCCGCGAGCCGCATAGGCGGCCGTGAGGTCCGCTTGTTTCGCGTGCTCCAAAGCGAGCCATTCGTCGAGTTCCGCCAACTTGCGCTCATACTCGGCGTCCGCCTCCTCGAGCATCGCGTCGGGATCACCACGAAACGCGACCACCTCGGCGCCCGGATAGGCGCCCACCGGCTCGAGCGACACATGCCGCAACAATGCCTTGGTGCGCCACCGGACCCCAGCGTCGTCGATCTCGGTGCCCATCCGCGCCGGGGAGAACCCGACGGACAGGTCGGCAACGCCAACCTCGAGGAGCGTTTCGACTTTGCCGGCGGCGTCGTCGAAAATGCGGAAATCGACCATGAGCCCGTCGTCGTCGTTCCGCATCGCGGTCGCGATAGCCAAATCGGGGCCGGTGCTCCCGTCGGGCGTGTGACCGTCGACCAGCCGGACCCGGTGCGGGGTCGGGAACTGGTGGTCAAACGCGCCCGCCCGGAACCCTTCGCGGTAACGGTCGAGCTCGCCGGTTGGTAACAGGTCGGTGACGTCGGCCGGCTGATCGTAGGGGACGGCGCGGCCCGTCAACGTGTGCGGGTCGGGCCGGTCGAGGTGCGCGAGCCCCACCCGGTAAAGGGTTGGTTGTGTCATGCGGTGACTCCCATCGGGTCCGGTGCGGTCATACCGGTACTGTCGGGGATGCCGAGCACCCCGCGGAGCTGGTCGGCGGCTTCGGGCACCAATGGCGCGGCGGCGACCAGCGCGGCGACCAACTCCGGCAACGCAGGCGCGAGATAGTCGCTGGCGTCAAAAACGACGTTCGTACCGCGCGGTAACGCCCAGTTTGAGAGGCCGTCGCCGAGGTTCTTGACCATCGGGCGCAGCGTGTCCCAATAGAAATGCGATTGAATCATCTGTGCCGTGTTGTACGTCAACCCCGAAGGTTGAGGCATGTTCAAATAGGACGGCGGAACCCCGAACGCGGCCGCGATCCGCTGCTCGTCGAATTCCCGCAAGCTGAGTAACGCCATGTTCTCGGGCGAAAGTGAGAGGGTTTCAAGAGTCATGCCGCCCGAGAGGATCGCGGGCGCGCCGCCACGGTTCGCTTGCGCCGTCAACCACTGGTCGCGGATCGTTTCAGCCTGCCCGTCGCGGAGGTTGCCGGGATGGGTGAGCACCCCCCACGGCACCCCGCCGCGTGCCGCTAGATCGGAACCGTATTGGGCGAGCGCGGACGCGCCGAGAATGTCGCGGGCGGTCCAGTCGAGCGGGCCGACCCCGAGGAGCCAGCCCGGTATCTGCTGGTATTTCAAGTGGAGGACGTCGCCGGCGGGTAACGGTTCCCGGTTGAGCTCGTAGACGATCCGGTCATCGAACTCCACGGTCACATGGTCGGGGTTCAAAGTCACCCACCGCACCGGGAACCCTTCGGCATTCCGTCCCGTCGCCAGGACGTAGGCGTTGCCGCGCAACAGGAGACTGTTGATGACGCCTTTGATCCATTCGTCAAAGTTGGCGTAGAGGACGGGTTCCGGGTTTGTTGTCCACAACGGTTGCGGGTCCAATAGTTCGGTTTTCCGCATGACGCGTGGCGGGAACGTGGAGCAGGTGCGGCCGATGGTGTCGACGCAGGTGCCGACGGTCGAGGTCCGCGACGTCAACCATGACGGGCCACCCCAGTTGGGAACCTGCCAGTCGACGGGCCACCCGTTCCACGGTTGCGGCGAGATGGGAAGGTTGGCGTCGTACATGACGCCGCCGCCGGTCGTGGACGGGCCGACCGTTGAGGTCAAATCGTCGGGAACTTGATTGGGCGTGTCGCGCGGGACGACGGCGCGGGATACGACGCGGGCGCCGCTGTCGGTCACGTACTCATCCACTAGTGGCGCAATGCTACGCGCCAGACGGCTAGCTCTAGTGGACGGCGGAAACGATCAGGGCGATGATCACGTAAACGGCGACCAGCATGAGCGCGATTGCGAAGGTGTCGGCGAGTCGGTGGTCAGTCATTGGGGGCCCCTTCTTGGTGCCATCCTGCGGCGGGTTTGGCGAGAATCTTCGCTATCGCCGTATGCGACAGGCTGGCGGCGGCGGCAATCTGGCGGAGCGTGCACCCTTCTGAGCGCATGTCGCGAATCAGGTTGTCGCGGCGCGCGGTCGCCTCGCGTGCCTTATCGGCCCAACGGGCAACCATGGTGTCGAGATGAGTGACGGTCATGCGCCGGCACATTCGGCGCAGAGGCGCCCACCGTTCCACCGGCGTCCGGCCCAACCGCTGACGCACACCCGGCCGCGGTATTCGAGGTGTCCGCAATCTTCGGGCTTGCCGGTGCCGTCCACGTCGATCAGGTCGGCATAATGTGCCCGCCCCGGCTGCCTCGTGGCGTGCTCGGCGGCGTCGAGGGCGAGATTGTGGGCTTCGCAGAATTCGACTGCTTCAACGGTGTAGGTGCGGTCCCGGCGGTTGCTCCGGGTTTCGCTCCACGTCGAGAAGGTGAAGCGGTGGAGTTCCTTGGTGGTTGTCGTGGTCATGTCCCTAGTAAACACTGTTTCCTAGGTGTTGTCAACCCTGTTTCCAAGGTTTTCTAGTGGACCGCGGCGACCGGCTCAGCCGCGCAAGCCACCGTGACCGCCCACGCCGTAGCCCGCAACAAATCCGCCCGCGTCCCCCCCACCAACGAAAGCCCGCTCGAAAGCCGCTGCACCCGCGCCCCCCGCAACTGGTCGTCGAGCTCGTCGCCATCCACCGGATCATGGATAAGCCG